AGAGAGAAAACGGCACACCCCCTGTAAGTCTTTGATAACGCTTTGGTACAGATTTGTATCTTGCGACACGGGCCAGCTGGTCCGCCGCGGAAGAAATTTCACCGTGCGAGGATTTTTGAGCGACGGCGGTGAAACGAAGGAACTCAACCTGCGTGCCCTGTTTGAAGAGTATCACGCCCAAGTTGGGGGGTGACCATGATGACGACCGCGCGTGCTCTGGTTGGCCGCGTCCTGCGCCCCCTGTTCAAGGCGGTTGAAGGGCAGCCTCGATTCGGCCCGTTCCATCTGCCGGTGACCGGCGGATGGCTGCCGGACGGTGCTTCTATCAATTGGTGGCAGATGGGGCTGAGCCCCACAGGGGGCGAGCGATCGGCGGTGGTCGAACGCTGCATCAGTTTATATGCGGAAACGGCCGCGTCGCTGCCGGGCGCGCATTGGCGGCGTAACGACCGAGGCGGCCGCAGCCGCGTGGAGAATTCGGCGTTGTCGCGGATTCTGCATCGGCCGAATGATTACGAGACGGCCAGCAGTTTCATGCTCAACGCGGTGCACAGCCTCTACCGCGAGGGAAACACGTATGCATTGGCGCTGCGCAACCACCGCTTCGAGGTAGAATCTCTGCATCTCATGAATCCGAGAATGTCGGCGCCGATGGTCGCCGAGGACGGCTCAGTATTCTTCCGGCTGGCTGGCAACGCCGTGATCGACAAGCTGCTCGGGGATACTCAATTAATTGTGCCGCAGCGTGATGCTTTGCACATTTCGCTGCGCAGCAGTCATCGTTTTCCGCATCCCTTGGTCGGCGAGACACCGCTCATGGCCGCGCTGATGGACATCGCGGCCGGCGACGCCTTCATCCGGCAGCAGTTGCAATTCTTTGCCAACCAAGCGCGCCCCAGCGCCGTGCTGAGCACCGACTTGGTTTTGGATCGCGATCAGGTGCAGCAGATTAGGGATCGCTGGGCCGAACAATCAAAAGGCCTGCACCAAGGTGGCACGCCGATTCTCACCGCCGGCTTGAAGGTGCAGCCTTGGGCGACGCCGGCTAAGGACGCGCAACTCGCGGAACTGAGCAAGCTATCGGCCGAACGGATCTGCTGGGCTTTCGGTGTCCCGCTGCAGCTGCTCGGCCTCGCCAACACACCGGCCACTTCGACCGAGGCGCTCATGCAGTTTTGGCTCAGCACCGGGTTAGGCTTTTGTTTGAACCACGTTGAGCAAGGTTTCGATAAGCTCTTTGGTCTTGAAGGTGAGCCCCAGGAGTACACCGAATTCGATACCGCCGCGTTGCTGCGCTCGGCGCAGAAAGACAGGATCGAAGCGCTGGCCCGCGCCGTCCAGGGCGGGATCTATTCTCCTAACGAGGCGCGCGCAGCCGAGGATCTCGACGCCGTTCCTTATGGCGATGAGCCACGTGTTCAACAGCAGGTGGTCCCCTTGTCCGCAGCCGGCAGCATTCCGCCCGCACCAGGGCCGGCAGCGCCGCCGTCCGCGCCGGCGGCAAAGAACTATCGGGCGGCAGTGCAGCTCGACGTCGAAGCCCTGAGGGCGCGCACCAAGCGCCCAGAACGCATTGCGGCGCTCGATGGAGCTGCGGGGCCCAGGGTCGTCAGGAAAGTCCGCATGAACGCCCTGCAGCGGCCGGTCCGGCGGAGCAACGCGGGTATTTTCTAGCAAACAGGAGTCGAACTATGATCCTCAAAGAGATCTGGGGCGTGTGGGTTGGCTTCACCGGCAACCGCACCGCCTGGCTCAAAGACAATGACGGTTTGCGGGCTGGCTTCGCCACTCGCGAGGAGGCCGAGGCCGAGGCCAAACGCCTGACGGATCGCATCGGAAGCAATCCCGATCGCAAGGCCGAATTTTACACCGCAAGGCCATTTGCCCTTGTCACCGCTGATAGGCCCCAAAACCGCAATGTTTATCTGTGAGTGGACGGAGTGCTCTCCTTCCCGCAGGCGCAGCGGCAGCGCGCGAGTGTGTCCAAGGCACGACAAGGCATTGCTCTGGTCTCCGTCCGGGCATCGTTACGGTTACGATGTCTGAAAACATGCCAGCGAAGTGATGCAAGCCGCTATCCTTCTATATCGCAGTCGGCCACGGCCGCAACGTGCTAACCCCGGAGGTCACGATGTCGCTCACCCCCAACGCCCGGCGCCGCGCGGCGTTTTTATTCGGCCGCCAGAGCGCCCTGCGCGCGACCAGCGACGTTGTCGAGCAGCTGCAGGCCGCACTTGAGGCCGAGCGCGCCTACGCGGCCGGGCTGGAGAGGGATCGTGCCGTATTGCAAAGGGAGTTGCTTGAAGCCCGCCTCGAAATCGCCAGGCGCAACATTGTCGACGCCTTCGCAGCCGCGCCGAGCCCCTCAGTGATGGTGCACTAGGCAATCAGCGCCTCCACGTCGAACTGCATCGTCGTCCGCATTGCCGCGGCACCGACCGCCATCAGCAGCGCAGTCATGCCGTCGATCCTCCCGGTGCTACGTTTCTTGTCGAGCTTTCGGTTGCCAGCAGGATCGCGCGCGATTACGCAATTGCTCGCGCACATTTTCAGCACCGGGTGATCCCCGTGGCGCAGTTTCTTTTCTAAAATGATGCTTTCAAGGTCACGCAGGGCGGGGGACATGCTTTTGAAACCTTGGCCGAAGCCGATGAACTTGTCCTCGATTACCTGCTCGCTAAAACCGGCATTCGATAGCCACGGCCTTAGGTGTGCAAAATTCCAGCGATCAAACGCAATTTTCGCCACGCGATGTTGATCGAAGACGCGTTTGAGATGATGCGCGACGTATTCGTAGCTCACCACCGATCCCGGTGTCGTCTGCAAAAAACCTTTCGCCGCCCAGGTGTCGTAGGGAACGCGATCGTTCTTCGCTTTGTCGTGCAGGCCTTCGCTTGGTAGCCAGAAAGTCGGCACACAGTGCCAGGTGCCGTCACGAATGTCTGAGCTGATCAGCACCAACGCCGTAAGATCTTTTGTCTCGCTCAGATCGAGCCCGCAGAACACGTCCCGTCCTTTTAGATCGAGCGGCTCACCAGCGCACGCTTTCCACTGCATCGGCGTCACAAACGGCGACGACGCCTCGACCCTCTGGTTCAATATGAGGTTGCGGTAGGCCGCCTCACGGGACGGCATGCGTTTCGCATCACGAGACATGGCAAGCACCTCGTCGGGGTTCTGAAAATTGCCGAGCGCCGGATTGGCGAGTTTGATCGTTCCGATGTCGAACGGATCGGCATCCGGCGGCGCCGAATATAAACTGCAGATCACCCGCGGATCGTGGCCGGCAATCGCATCGTCGATCAGGATCGAAAGCAGATCGCTGTCGTTCGGTGCTTGGGTCGAAATGATGATCGAGAGCGGCGCGAGCTGCCCCGCAGTCGACGTTTCAAGCGCCTCGTACAGTTCCGATCTTGGCCCGCGTACCTGGCCGAGCTCGTCGTGACAGACGAATACCGGCGACAAGCCGTAGGCAGTCGAGGCGTCCGCCGAAAGCGCGCGATACAGCGTCCCCCTTCCAGGGCAATGCAATTGCTTGGTGCCGTCCCTGCAGATGACTGCGGCGCTCAGGGAGGGTGACATGCGAACAATTTTCGCCGCCAACGCATACAAGAGCGCTGCCTGGTCACGCGACTGGGCAGCGCTGTAAAGCTGCGAATTCGGGATCGCCGCCGGACCCACGAGGTGAACGAGCAGCAGGCAGGCCGCGTACGTCGTTTTTCCGGATTTTCGGCCGACCGAGACGATGCATCGCCTCGTCCCGTGCACGTTGTCGTACGTCTTCAGGATCGCGTCGCGCTGCCAGTCCATCAACTCGATCGGCTGACCGATCAGGACGCCCTCGGGAACGCGGCACATCGTCTCGATCCAGGCGATAATTTCCTCGCCAAGAGTTTGCCGCTCATCGTCGTCCGGTATGTCCGGCTCTCGGATCATCGGTATTTCCCGCCGCCGCCGCCGCCGACGTTCACAAAGCCCCGCTGCACCTCGGCTGCAATCCGGTGCACGAGACCGGGGCCACGGGTTTCTGGCGGGAAGGCTGAAAGCCTGCCGGCGACCATCTGCAGAAAGCTATCTCGCGCCGCCCGCGGCAAGGCCGCCGCCAATACGGTGAGCGATTTCATTTCCTCGTCGGTGAATGAAAGCGGCGACACGGAACCTCCCTTGCGCCGGATAGGCGGCGCGCTACATGCAATCCAGCTTCTGCTTTCTTGGGGCCTCCATACTGTGGAGACCCCTGGGCCCTGGCGAGCCCGCTGGGGCCTTTTCTTTTGTCAGCCGACCGGCAGCTCGCCATCCGTGGGCGTGTGCCAGGCGATCGGCAGCTCGCCGTCCTGAGGTGTGCGCCTATCGAGCCGCGACGATGGCACTAGCTTTAGCTTTGTCGCCAGCGATGCCGCCAGGGTGGCGGCTTGCCGATGCGTGTGCGCTAGCTTCAGATATCGCTCGCTGACACCCGGCTTGGCCTTGCGCAGTGCGGCCTCGAGGCGCTGCACCTGCGATACCGTCGTCACATAGCTTTCGAGGATTGCCTCGGCGCCCGAGAACCATCCGGGTCGTCGGCTGAAGGTGAGCCGCTGCCATAGCTCCCGTTCCTCGTCGGATAGCCTCTCCGGCGCCGGCGGCCGGCCGACTCGAACGTCGAGCTCGGCGGCTGGAACGACGGTTAGTGCCGCGCCAGAGACGCGTCCCCGCTTGCGCAGGGAGCCGACTCGATCGCGCCAGGAGGCTATGGGGTCGTCGCCGGTTTCGGCCATTTCGAGTAACGATTTCTGTCGGCCTTTTTGATGAGTAAATACCTCGCGCCGACATGCTTTTTTGTCAAACTTGCTCGCTCGTTTTTTAGGAACAATTGTGGTGCTGGCCGGCCGCCGCGGTCGGTGACTGGCCGCCTCTAATTTTTTGAATCCCCGCCGCCCCCGAGCACGGCAATAGCGTTCGGTGAAACCGCGATTGTTCGGCAATCGCCCGCCACAAACGAACGTGTGCGTTCGGTCAGATGCTCAAGCGATCTTCCGCCGCCGTCGCCACCAGCCGAGAAGTCCACCGCTCGCCAAGATCAGGGTCCGGAAGTTGTGGTTAGAAGCGTCAGAGCTAGCAGCATTAGGGCCAGCGCCATCATGACCAACGCCGTTGGGACAAACCGCATTTTGGGCTCTCTGCCAAGCTGGTGTGTGACACCTCCTTGTCTTCCGCATTGTTATGGAGAGCTAAGACACCACGATGACACTGGCTCAATCGGAACCAAAATCGTTGTGTATAGAATTGCGCCGGAAGCTCAGGCGATTTTCTGCCGCCGTCGCCACCAGCCGAGAAGTCCACCGCTCGCCAAGATCAGGCCGGGAAGTCCAGCACCGGCGACAGGGCCGGGCACAGCGGCGGCTTCACCAATTACTTGCGAGGTGTTGGCCTGGGTCGGCGCGTAGCCGCTGGCCATGGGCGCGAAGCTTACGCTCGATGCGGCCAAGCAGCGCGCGGTAGATCACCTAGGAAGCGGTGCCCGGCCAACAATTGTCGGTCCGAGCAACACCTGCCTCCATTTAGCGCCCTCTTTTGCCGTAGATCCCGCCGTGCATAACCACAGGACTGGGTCTGCACCGGGAGTATCTGGCGGAGCACCGGGCGGTGGAGGCTGCGCAGTCATCAATAATTGTCCTGGGGTCCCCACCATCGGAAGTTGCAATGGAGACCTTGGATCGTCGGGAATGCAAGTGGCACCGTATGCTTGTTCCTTGGGTGCGGCCATCGGCGTAGGAACGAGTTCAAGCTGCGCGCGAAGTGGATTTGACCGAAAATAGCCGCCGGGTCCAAAAAAACCCCATCCGGCGACGCCAAAAATCGCCCCGCGGCCATATACGCCGTGGGCGTAAGCAGAATATCCGAATACGCCAACTCCTTTGTAGTTTTCGAACTCATGATCGACGTCGGGTTCAGTGGCATTTACGCCACCGGCGACCCCAATCACCCCAGCACCGCCAAATTTGTCTCGGTTACCACCCAGGGCGTCTTTGAGTGGAGCCCCACTTTTGCTGTCAAACTCAGGCCCAATCCAGTATCCCCCATACCCTACTACCCCAGCGCCCGGATTGAATTTACGGGGAAGGTCGTGATCTTTTGCCCCAGAGGACCTCTCGGGGTGCATTTGGAGCGATTCATTGCTTTCAGCATCTCCGCTACCACCATCGCCTCTTACGCCATGTCCGCCGGTGCCGCGGCCAAGAAAGCCGGTGCGGTACTTGTCACTTGGAGAATCGCCCCGGCCGAATACGCCAGCGCCTCCTTGATACCCGAACCCCATAATTGCAGTCACTGGGCGCGACACCTCGGGACCTTCGCCTAACTCTCCAGAAGACGCGACTACGAACATGTTGGAATTCGCGGGGAGAAACCAGCGCCTTGCGATAATGCTCGTCTCGGCTTCCGAGATATTCGACTCGCTAGAAACCAAGTCTTCTCCGGACTTATGAGCACCCATGTTTTCCTCCCTTCAAAGGCTAAATGTGCAGCCGTTGTCCAGACGGGACAAGCGGCGTCGCAACTCATTTTACTCTATGAGTGTGCGGCGTTAGTTGCACACGATGACGCTACCTGAGGCTCTCGCAGGCAAGCACGCCTACGCGTTCGCCAGAACCCAACTCAATTTGTGAGACATGACCCATCCCTCCCGCTTGTTATCCGGGCGGATGAGCGTCGGCGTGTAAAATCGTCCGACAGAGAGTTAACCGCACGGCGGCTTGGCCGTGGGTCCAGGAGGCGCTGTAATCTGCGCGTTAATGAGTACACGGCCTTAGCTTGGCCGGTTCCACGGATGGTTCGGGTCGGAAGGGGTGCCATCCTCGCGAACCGGGGCGCGCGGGGCATTGTTGGTGTCCAGCCTGTTGTGGCAGTCGGCGCATAAGCTGCGGAGCGGGCCGAGCCTGAACGCAGTGAAATCGCCCCGATGTGGCACGAGATGGTCGGCGACGGTCGCCGGCGTGACGCGGCCTGCCTCCAGGCAGAGCCGACACAACGGCTCGATCATGAGCTGGTGCGCTCTGCGGCGTTGCCAGCTTGCGGTGCCATACCAACGGTGAACTTCCGGACGATGCGGCATCGAGGGGCAAGGTCTCCCCGTTTTCTACATTTTCCAAGCCGCGAGAACACGGTGTGTCGAAACCAAACGCGTTTGGTCTGCCGCACACCGAGAATTTTCTCAGGCGCGCTCAATGCGCTCGAAGCGTTCATTCAACTTGATGAATCTTGCGTTCGACGCAATGCTGATGCGCCCACCGATTAAAGCGTTCGGTTATTTGAGAGAAGCTGTCGCCGCCCGCTTCGACCCAACCGGCCGTGCATCGGTAAACATCATCCTGTCGCGTATCGAGCTCGTTCCCGCAGAACTCGCAAGTGGCGCGGAAGCGGCTAGGGATTTGAAACTTGATGATGGTCATGGCTTGTCGTCTCCAAACTGCGCGGCATGTTCGACCCGCCGGTGCTGGACTCCGGCCGCATGCCGCGGGTGTCAAAGTGGGTAAGACAGTGCAGCTAAAAACCATTGCGCGCACATAGTGCCGTTAGTGGCTGGTGAGACAATCCAAGTCATTGCAAACACACAAATTGGCTGCACCGTTCTGAATCGTACCGGTCACCGAAATCGTTGAGGAATTTGCCGCTCAGTGTCCCCACGGGTTGTTGTGGGGACACTTTTGCCGGTTTCGGTCCATCGCTCGGCCACGACCGCCAGCGGCACCACGTTATTCGCAGCCGCGACCTTGGCCTGTGCTCGTGCCGCCAGTCGCTTCCTGTCGAAATCCCTGGTGTAGCGCTCAACTTCCTTGAGCGATGAGTGGCCGCTCACCGACATGATCTCATGCGCGTTGCAATCGCTCTCGGCCATGATGCGGCAGCCCGCCTTGCGCACGCCGTGCGGCACGCACGTATCCGGCAGCCCGGCTGCGGCCGCTTGCTTGCGGAACCACGTGTTGAAGCTCTTCTTGCCGAACGGGCGGCCCCACTCGTTGGTCAAGAACGTCAGCGAGTCGGGCGGGCTCGGGCAGGCTGCGATGGCGGCCGCGAGCGACGCAGGCATCGGCGTCTCGACCTTCCGGGGCTTGCGCCTGCGGTTCTTCTCTTGCGTGAACACCAGCCATCCGTCTCTGAGATGCTGATGGCCGAGCGAGATTCCGTCGCCGCGCCGTGCCGCCACCGTGAAGAGCAATTCGAGTGCCAGCCGCGCCTTGGTGCCGAGCGGATGATGTGCCCGGTACTGCTCGATCTGCTCGTCGGTCCAGGTCGGGTGGCCGTCCGTTTCCCTGACCTTGACCTTGATGCCTTCGGTCGGATCGCTCGCGATCAGGTGCACGCTCTCGACCGCCCACTTCGTGAAGGGCTTCACTGCCAGCAAGCGCGTGCGCTTGACGCCCTTGGTCGGGGCCGTCTCCAGCCAGCGCTCGATCCAGTTGCGATCCATCTGCGCGAGCGGAAGCTTGCCGACGAGCCTGGACACGCTGTTGAGGATCGAGCGCCGCAGCGCCTTGGTGCTCGGGCTGTAGTCGTCGTTGAACGTCGTCGAGTCGAGATACCGCTCGATTGCGTCCTTGACCGATCCAGAGCCGCCGCGTGCGGCAACCGCGGCGACCGCCTCGCCGGGCTTCTCGCCACGCAGCGCAGCGTAATAAGCGGCTTGAAATTCGACCGAGTCTGGATCGCCATCCACCGGCAGTTCGACGCGCTTGAAGCCCCTGCGCCGCAAGCGATAGCGCTTGCGGCCGAGATGGTCGGTCCAGTGCTGAATGTACTTCATTTCGACTTGCATGATGCTTTGGTCTTTCGTCGTCGCAGCGCCGGGTCATGGACTGGCGCGTTATCGAATGGATTTACCTTGGTTTCCGTGTCGTCGTCGTTCTTCACCACCAGCACGATCTTCGCGGTCTTCGGGTCGACCTCGACCCTCATGATGTTGAGGCCGCGGCCTTGCGCGGCTGCGATCGTGCGGGCAACGTCCTGCTGACGGAAATTGCTCGGCGCTCGACAGCGCGCAGGTTTGGTCGGCGGCTCGCCCATGGTCATCCGATCATGCCGACTTCTTTTTCCGCAGCAGCCCGGCTTCCTCAAGCAGGTCCTTCATCGCGCTCTGCACCTCGGCGCGCACCGCCTCGGCCAGTATCGGCGGGAGCGCGGGCGGCGCTGGCGGTGCATTCGGGTCTATGAAGCCGCCCTTCGGAATGTTGTGCGTCCCTGGCGGAAACCAGACCACTCCACCCGGAACGCTCGGATCGTACATCTTGCCCCAGCCCGCGCGATAACGCTCGGCCGCTTCGGTCTGGCGTTGCGCTTCCGCCATGCGGGCCTTGAAGGCTTCTAGGTCGCCGAGCACACGCTCCCACTCGAATGCGCGCCCGAGCAGGTATTCGATCTGCTCGCTTACGGATCGATT